CTCTTATCATTACCGTAGCATCATCATTGCTTCTGAAGTCAATCTTTGCACTAGCTAGTATTCTTAAATCACCAGTACCAATTTCTTTTATAAAACTATTATCACCATCATGGAAAATTTGTAGGTCGTTAGATGTACCGAATATGGCTTTCTTTCCATCTGCAAAATTAATTTGGTTTGGGTTTAAATTAATCTGTGTACCAGAACTACTAAAGATAGCATCAAGTGCATCTAAGTCAGCGTTAAGCGAAATACCCCAGGTATCCTCTGCTGCACCTGGTTCTGGTTTTGTTAAGTTTAGATTAGTTGTATATGTATCTGCCATTTAAGCTGCCTCTTGTTTGTCTAATTCAGTCCAATTTGTTGATGGGTTACTTTGATCTGTCCATGTTGCACTTGCAACTATCTGATCTGTCCATGTATCGTCTGGAACAATTATATCTTCCCATTTTAGACCACCAACAGCGACAAGGCTACTGGTTTGGTTGATCGTTGATGCGGCTGCAAATGTTGCTCTACCTGTTGCATCAAAGCCTGATGTTTGTGCAATGGTTGAGAAACCAGCTGCGGTAATAAATGCTTGCGAGTCAAAGCCTGATACTCCTGCAATCGTTGCATTAGCACCATGCGTTTTTCTGCCTATTGCACTAGCACCTGATACAGCACTTATAGTTGCAACTGCTCTATCAATTTGTGTACCAGTTGCAGTAAAGCCTGAAACAGCCTGTATGACTGCTGTGGTTACATCTACTTGTGTTCCAGTAGCGGTAGCTCCGCTAGTTGCTGATATGGTTGCTTCGGCTTGAAACGCAAGATCGTTATACTTTGATCTTGAATAGTAGCCTTTGTTATAGCCTATACTGGCCATGATGTTAAGCTAGTGTTACGTCTAAATCACCAGTATTGAATCTGAAAACATCCCCAGTACTAACAACTTTTGATGTAGTTAAGTTTGCGTATGCTAGTAAGTTGCCTGATGATGAAGCATCAAAGATACCAACTGCAACTACTGTTCCGTAGTCCGCTGTAGCTGTTGGATATTCTACAGCAGCTGAATTAGATGCTGTTGTTGGGTTAGTACCAGATACGGTAAATGCACTTGACTGTCTCACGTAACCACCGCCTGATACTTCAGTTCCACCGCCTGTATCAGTAGGTGCTACTGTGTATAAAGCAACATATAATGTTGATGGTGCTGAGTAAGCGTTACCACCAAATACATGGTCTAACACTTTATCTTCTAAATAATCGCTAAATCCTGCCATTTTTTCTCCTAATTATTTTTCCAAATGTAAGTATTTCTGCCTGACTTGCCATAAGTTCTTCGTCTTTGCATTAACGATCCTTTACCAAATTCAGCCTTCTCTTGTTCCATTCTCATCTCTTCTAAAGCTTTTTCAAACTGTGATGTGAATAAAGCAACTCTATCATCTTCCATAAGATAGATAGATGCGTGTTTTAATGCACCGTATAGGTATGCGTCTGGGTATGATGTAGAAATAAAATTACTTGTATTCGTATCACTCAAAGCATCTATAGTGCCATAGTATGTTAATTGTAACGTATAACTTGAGTCTGGTGTAGGTGCTAATTCAATTGTATTGTCTACTAAAGCAAAATATACAGGCAAACCAGTAGCATTATCATTACCTTTTCTGTATACATCCATTGATTCTATAGATTGTTGGAATAATGGTTTAAAACTATTACCATCAATTTGCACATTAATTGCTTCTAACCAATCGGTTGGTAATGATAAATACTGACCATCTGCTGTTGCAGTTGCTCGTTTAATCATATCTTTTACTCTAAGCCTTCTATTTAATTCTGCCTCTGTTGCATCAATAAAAAAATCTATTTGGTTAGTTAGATCAGATCTATTTAAAAAATTAGCAATATTAGTTTTTAATTCGTCGTATGTCATACTTTACCTTTCCATGTTCTAAACGGTTTGTTGTCTGAATGGTTTAACCAGTCTTTCCATTTTGCAGAATCTTGCGCCCAACCTTCTCTTAGCGCCTGTTGGTATATAACCATTGGAACTTCTGCTATATGCCTAAGATCTTTGCCTGGCGCTTGTTCAGACAGTTGTTTTACATACTTCAAAGTAGGATCAATATTCTGTTTTGTATGATATATAAACTTATCATCTTCTGTTGCAAACGAAGATTTAAAGTTTCTTTTATGATCTATTATTGTGGTTTTTGCCATGCTTAATTTTAGCACAAAAAAAAGGGATGCCGAAACATCCCTTAAAGTTATTGACTTAACTTATTAAGTGTTTAAGTCAGCAACGATACCGTGTGCAGCTTCGTTACCTACTTCTAAACCATACTCAACTAAAAGTAGCTTGGTCTGGGCATCTCCCACTGTAGCAATATCAACAGTTTTGAAGTCTCTTAGGTAAGAAACTTTTGCATACTCAGGATCTACTAATAATAGTGATCTGTCTCTACTAAAGTTAGATGGTACGATTTTAAGCTCACCAAAGTCTGATGCGTAAATAGAAACAGAAGCCTCTACTGTGTTTGCATCAATCATTTGTCTAGCTGAAGTTCTACCTGTAAAACCAGAGATAACTTGTTTGTTTACTGGTCCGCAAATTGCCAATGAAGGCTCGCCACCATTTTCAAAACAAGATTGTAAAACTGTTTTAAGCAAAGCTTCAGTTAAATCTCTTTGAGTACCGTCTGTTGGAGCAACACCTTCACCACCACTTGCGCCAGTAGCTCCTCTTGATACGTTAGAAGTCATCCAAGATTCAAAACCACCAGTTACCCTAGCTGTTGTAGAGTCACCAGTTGTCTTAGCACCTTTTTGACAAAGAGCTGTTTCCATATCTCTTTTCAAAGCTTTAGCCATAATAGCTAGTTGGTGCGCCATCTCTGCTCTTTTACCAGCAGGATCACTAGATTCTTGAGAACCTGATACTGTTGCATCTCTTTTTGAAATCATTGCAACGTTTACTTTCTTTGCTGTAGGAGTAGAAGCAGATGTTGATCCATCTAATCTAAATCCTTCAATTTCACCAGCAGCGTTTACTGTTGGTAGTGCTTCTGTTTGCCAATTAAAAACAACGTTCTTAATTGAGTTCTTTCCAATTGATGACATAAAAGGCGTAGATGTTGGAGAAATGTTATAAATAACATTGCTTAACTGTTCTCTGTTACCTTGAGCATCAAATGTACTAAATACATTATCTATTTCGGCCATGATATTTTCCTATGTTAAAAATTTATATTAATTGTTCAAAAACTTTAGCTGCATCCTGAACTTTTCCAGTTTTAGCTAATCGTTGTTTTGCTTTCTTTGCAGGAGTTACCGTGGTTCGTTTGTTTGTAGTACCAGGTCTTGCAACTCTAGCTGGTGCTTTTTGTGTTGGTTTCTTCTTAACATTTTCAGCGATTTTATCGCTTAACCATGCTTTTCTTAAACCAAGTAAAGCTCTCCAGTCATATACAGAGTTGATCTCTTCTTGGGTATATCCCAAGACGTTAGTTGCGTAATTTGCAATTTCAGCTTTTTCTTTACTGGCGACCTCTTGGTTCTGCCATTCTGGAATAACCTCAAGTAGCTTTGCCTGCCCTTCTTCAACTTGTTGTTGAATTAGTTTCTGCTGTTCAGCAAATGACTCCTGTTGAAGTCTTTGTTGTTCAGCTTGGACAGCTTCTAGCTTTTGCTTTTGTTCATCCCAAAGCTGTTTTTCTCTTACGTAACCAACTGGATCATCTTCATATAATCGTTGCCAGTCTGGCTCTTCACCCAAAACGCCCTTTAACTGGGCTTCCATTTTCGGTAACAACTGCGAATAGATCGCATCTCTTTGCGTTAACTCTGCTTGCTGCTGCTCAATAGTCTTACGCTGTTGAGAGAGTTCTTGTGTTTTACGCGTATAATCTTGCTGACGAGAATATCCGTTAATGAGTTCCTCTTGCGTGACTTCTACCTCTTGGCCATCTACCTTTACAGTAAATGTTTGAAGTTGCGGAGCTTCCTCTTCAACGTCTGTTTGTTCTTCTTCAACATCTTCGTCATCTTCCAACTCATCTATAATTTCTTGATCTATTTCATCTTCAACAAACTCAGAATCATCTTCAATGACCTCTTCTTCTGCTACATCCTGTTCTTCGACTGCATCTTCAACATTATCCTCTTGGGGTGTTAGTATACTTTCAAAAACAGACGCAGCTTTATCTGTGTCGCTTTGTAAAGCAGTCGGTTTTCCGTTATTGCTCATAAATACTCCTTATATGTATTTATAAGTATTTTATATCAAGAATGTATAAAAAGGGAAGTATTAACCAATATTTCTAATTTTCTTAATGTTTGCTTGGGTGAGCTTGCCTTTTTCAGCAATGATACGCAGATGCCTTTCAACCTCTGGTAATAATAGTAAAGACCTGTGTAAGTCTTCTCTGATCTTAACGTCATTGATATCTCTTGAGTTTAACCAATGCGTGATGTATTCGTTTTTTAAATTTTCTACTGCTTCTTTAAAAACATCTGACTCAAGCAATAATCTTGCTTGTTCAGCCTTTACAGCTTCTTCGTGTGTTACTGACATTATCTAAATAAGTTTATAGGTGGTAATGATATTCTTGATGACGCTCTATCGTATTGTGTTGGCTTCTCTACGCCGATACCAGGTGTTTGTAATAATGATTGTGGCTGTGCCTGTTCTACAGGCATTGCTGGTGTAGATAATAATGATGGAGTTGGTTGTTGCATACTGCCTTCTGCCATAATGTTTGCAATCGGCTGTTGTATAGACATAGGTTGTTGTACCCTAGCCATTGCTTGTTTTTCTATTGGTAAATAGTTTGGCTTTTGTGGCATAAAATAATTACCAGTATATGCCATTGGTGGGGTTTGTTGAAAGTTAGGGATCTCTCCCATTTGACCTAGTCTTGTCTGAAAAGCACCTTTGCTCATATTAACCTGTAATTAATTTATCCATTTTTTCGTCTAGCTTGTCTAAACGATCTATGACTCGGTCAATGCTGATTGTTAATTCAACTTTAGTTACATAATCTTTTGCAACTTCTTCGCGAGTCTTATTGAGTAGTATATCAACTCTTTTTAATTCTGTCGCGTTTGTTCTAATACCATGAATGATTGGTGCAATTACTAAAGTGATAATAATATTCCAATACATTAATGGATCCATTAATAACTCCAAATATGTGGTCTAGGTCTACCTTGCGAATCTTTAGATATATCAAGATGTATGAATCTTGCATTACCTTTTTGATTTACACCGATACCAGTAAAACCAAAGTCTCTAGCTTTAGATATAATTTCTAATGCTTGTTGTCCTCTAACGCCTATATCAGCTGCTAAACCTAAAGCATGTGTACCAGGTTTTGATTTTTTTCTTTCTACAGGATGATCTGCGCTCCTATAACCAGATGTGATTTTAAATGGGAATCCGCACTCTGTTCTTAGTGCTTGTAGTTTGTCTATAAGTTCATGTTCTATTTTATTTTCGCCAGTATGCTTACATGCAAATTCTTCTAACGTAAAATTCTTCCAACTCATTTTGTAACTCCTTTAGTTTTTTCAAATGTTCTAAGTCCACCAAGTCCTAGCATACCCATTAATACAGTCATTAGCGAACCCATGTCAAAAGTTGGTAAGTCAAATGATAGTCCAGCTGCTGATAGTCCGAATATAATAATAGGCTGTAATAAAAAGTGGTACAGCATAGCAATCCCACAAGTCCAGCCCACAAAGGGCCTCCAGCCCGCAACGAATAAGGATCTATGTCCAGCTTCAATCTTGTTGATCTCAATCTGTGCCATATTCGCTTTATGTAATTCTGTTTTGAGTTCATGGTTTAGTTTTGCTTGTAAGTCTTTATCTGGCACTAGCTTGCTGACAATGTCACCTACTGGTCCTATTAGTTTATCAATCATCTTTTTTATGTAATTTTAAAAAATACTCAGCATCTACTAATGCTAATGGTTTTGTTCTGTTTCTTTTAATTATAACCAAAGGTTCGTAATCTTTACAGTTCTCTTGCGATTGTTCGTATGCTTTCCACACATTAACAGCTTCTTGATTTTTACACTCTACTGAATATGGGAATTGTTTGCGAGATTGCACGCCCATGATGATATCTTCACCATTAGAACCCATTGGTCTTGATTCTAAATCTTCTGGATCAAATCCTAGTAGTTCAACAAGTTTGTCTACTACCCATTGTTGCAAAGCTCTCCCTTTGGCTTTTGCAGATGATGGTTTCACTTTTTAGTTTTTTTTACTTTTTTCTTTTTAGGCGGTCTACCTACTTTAGATCCGTATGTTCCTTTACCTCTTGGCATAATTACTCCTTATCAATTGTATAAATAGTTAAGGCTTTCTCTTTTCCTTTAACTTTTATTGGTTTTAATAATTTTAACTTAATTTTAGATTTATTTGCAGTAGATTCACCAATCAATATATCTACGCCAACTTCTTTAGTAGCCGACTCTAATCTTGCAGCTGTATTTACACAATCACCAATAGCAGAATAATCAAACCTAGTATTGCTACCCATGTTACCAATAACAGCAGTGCCTGTATTTATACCTATGCCTATAGCTATATCTAAATTTGCTTTACTCATGTCTTCAATTATTTTTATAGCAGCTTGCATAGCTTTTTCTTTATGGTCATCCATAGATATAGGTGCGTTAAATATTGCCATCATTGCATCACCAATATATTTATCTACCATGCCACCGTGTTCTTGTACCGCGTTAGATTGTATGGTCAATGCGTCATTCATAATCTTAGTAACTTCTTCTGGTTCTAACTTCTCACTTAAATTTGTAAAACCTCTAACATCTGTAAATAAAAATGTTGCTTCTTTTTTCTCACCGCCAAGTTTTAATAACTCTGGATTCTTTTGTAATTCTTTAACTTGTCTTGGATCTAGGTAATGCTCAAACTGCTTTTTTATTTGTTGACGTAATTTATATTGTTTTTTGTAGCTTAAATACAAAGCAATTGTAGAAATTAGTATTTGTGAGATAAAAGTCCATGAAAAATCCAACAAAATGCCTTTTTGAACGCTAAAAACGCCTGAGAAGCCCGTGGTGAAGAGTAAAATTATAGCGAGACTTATGCCCTTAACTATGCTGAGATAATTAATTACAAGCCACGTCAGCGACACAAAAATTCCAAAAATCAAAATTTCGGCTGATAAATGCCAGTCAGGAATCTTTGGTGAGTTTTCTAGCAAGATTGACTCAGATAATGCTGCTTGTATTCTATGTGGTTCTAATAAACCAACTGGAGTTGCAATCTGTGGCATGATACCTGGAGCAGTTACACCAACAAATACAAACTTACCAACAACATCCATTTCTTGTAAATTGGTTTGTGGTGTGTCTACCCAACTAATCCACTTACGACCTAAACTGTCGGTAGCAACTGGTGGCAATCCTTTTACTCTTATTTCTTCTATACCAAGATCATTTGTTTTTATTACATAGGTTTTTGCATCTACCAATGCTTTTAATACTTCTGTGCCAAACGCGGGTACATATCCATCTGGCGTTCTTAACAATAACGGTATTCTTCTTACTAAGTTATCTACATCAGTTGGTGCAGTTGCAATACCTTCCTGTGCATAAGTTGTTAATATCTTTATGTTTTGTATGACACCATTTGTAGTCATACCGCCTATATCATCACCGAGTATGACAGTTCCTGTTGTTGGTGGATAATTACCATTAGGATTTTCAAACATTGCTAAAACAGAAGTGCCATACTTTAATGACTCTGCTAAGTAAACATCACCACCCATCCTATCGGGTTGTGGAAAACCAATAACATAACCAGCACCTATAGCACCTTTAGCTATTATCTCTGTGTGTATTTGTCCTAATCTTTTTCTTGGTAACGGCCAACCACCTTCATTAGCAATATCTTCTTCTGTAATATTTAAAATAGTAAAGTAACCAGATGGTTGTTGCTTTGGTACTAAATAGTCAAATACCTTTAACTTTAATATTTCTGTAGGCGTTGACTGATATAACAAAGGCAACACTAGTATTATAAGTATGATGAATAGTAGTCGTTTCATTAATTGCTTTGAGTTATTTTTATAATACTACCAGTACCGCCATTAATTTTTACAACTTTAGACGCACCGTCTTGTATAAAGATAACTGTATAACTAGCTGATGAATCCACATCTATTCTAGCTGTATCGTTCACGTTACGCATAAGCGTTAATACCTCACCAGTTATATACGATGTTATTTGTGTGTTTAAGTCTTGCCCTAGCTGTGTACCAACAATGTTAGTTGACGTAGCATCTTGAGCAAGCTGATCTTCTTCTTGGATTTCTTGTAATGCGTCTATGACATCTAGCAAGTCTTCTAAAAAGTTTACATCAAGATAATTTATATCTAACTCTGTAAACTCTAGTTCTTGCTCTGAGTCTAACAAGTCTTCTTCTAAGTAATCTATATCTAAATCATCAAAGTCTAATATGTTTTTCTTTTTGGTTTGTATAGTTTCTTCTTCAGTTATTTCTTGCTGTGGCGGGTTCACAATAAGCATGTTATCTATCAACTCTAGTGTTAAATCCAATATAACTGGTTTGCTTGGTGACTTTTCATACACATCTACCGTTGTGGCTTCGTAGGGTTTGTTTAGTGTAACTGTACCCATAGCTGTTGTTACTAGGATCTCACCACTAGATAAACCAAATTCATCTGGTAGAAGTATTAGTAATGATCTTCCTACCTCGTCTACTGTTACGGTAAAGTCAGTACCACGTATAGCTATGTTTGCTGTAGGTGTTTTTAAATCTATATTGTTTTTATCTATTTTATTAAGACTACCTGTAATAAACCTGGCTGTGCCAAGACCAAAGGTAATAGCCATTTTAGATTTACTAGGGTTAGGATCAAAGACGTATTCATCTATAGTCAATTGTGAGTGTTCAGTTAGCTTAACTTTAGAATCATCTAGGAATGTAATAGCCATACGACCATTAGATGTAATGGCCTCATCGTTTTGCTGTATATCAAACGACTCTGTAGCTTTATATGGTTTATCTCTTACAACTTGTGCAGAGCCAGTTAGCTCAGATATGTTTCCTACATCAACAGCTTGTGCTTGTTCCGCCGTCGCTTTGAACGACGCAAACAGTACCGCTAGAGCCAGTAGAGTTAATCTGTAACCAATCAGCAGCAAGAGTTGATGACTGTATGATGTTGAATGTTCTACTGTTTCCTGTTTGGTCGAGATAGAAGTACCCTCCTGCATATCCACTTCCTGTAAAGTTTACTGTGTTGCTATCTCCATCTACATCAACATAGCTAGTAGCACCATCATAATTAATATCAAAATCAAAAGTATTACTGTCACCATTGATTATCCAATCTAAGTCTAGGTTTTCGCTTAACGCACTTGTACCAGTATCTAACGTGAATGTGTTAGAGCTACCTGTAACATCAACATTGTAGTCTGATCCACTAATACCATAAGTGTCTGTTGGATCTGCTTGTATAGTAAATGTATTACTGTCACCATCAAATTCAAAAAATCCTGTAATGTTGTCACCGTAAATATCACCAAGGAATTTATTTGTATTACCTATCTGGTTGATATCTAGTGTTAAATTAATACCGTCAAGATCCAATGCTGTCAATGTACCAGCTATAGAATTAAGACCGCCTATAATATTAGATGAGCCTAGTTGCTCTAAGTCTATGTTTGCTGTTGCACCAGCTTGCTCTACAAATATCTCGTTGTCAGCCGCGAATAGCGGTAAGACAATCAGTGTCGCAATCAATTGTTTTAAATTCTTCATAACTCCAATATCCTCTAGTTTTTCCTTCTTTTATAGTTTGTAAAACAGCAGTTTCTATCGCTGTTTGTAGTGCTATATTGATTGACTCGTTTCTGACTAAACCGTTCTCTACTTCTACTAGTTCGGTTGAATCACTAATAAAACGAAAGATATCTTGATCTATAGATGCACTTAATATCGTTTTAGTTACTAGTACTTCTAGTAATACTTTACCCGTACTCACAGATACGGTACGTAAGGAGATGGTAACTGTATCTTGTTTGTACTGCCTAGACATTCCTATTCCAAGGTATCTAGCTCCAGCACCTCCACTCTTTACGTTACTTTCGTATGATATCACGCCACCTTGCATTATTA